ACCCGTTGCTTTGTCAATGCGCTCTTGTAAGAGGTCTTGGCGTCGCTGTTCGGGTGTTCTAGTCTCCTGAATTGCTTCTTCGGAATCAGGGATGTCCGCTTCTAGTGTATCTGTCATATCTACCTATGGGTTTAAATCAGCCAAGGCGGAGGCTGTTAGTGAAATTATAACACGTGGTGTCCTATCGGTCGTCTTTGCGGGAGTGCTTCTTGAAGTTAAACTCCTCCATTAGATCCGCTGTTAGGAACTGTGCGATTGTCTGGCACTTGTTGCCCAGATACTTGTCTGGGGAATACCAAGGCTGTGAGAGCATTTGGTCGCGACGATCCTCTAAGTATTCGTAGAGAACACGACCAATCTCTGGGTTATCGTTAAGATGCTTCTTAAATTCAGTAAAGTTCACGATTATGCGCCTCCTTCAAGGTTCTGGGTTTCCATATTGCCGACACTTGCTGCTTCGGTTCCGTAGATACCGAACTCAGTGCCGTTCTTCTTCTGTGCAATCGCCATCTCAAGCTGCTTCTTGTATTCTCCGAGGAGGAACATGAACTGAGGGTTGGTGAACAGGATAGATTCGACTTGACCAGACTGTTGGATTTGCTGTTGCTCGCCTTCATACTCACCGACTACTTGCATACGTAGTTCAGCAGCATTAGCGGCAGGTGCGCGAGCGATACCAGCGGACATTTGAGCAATATCGGAGAGTGTTTCGTTCTTGATCTTGTCAGTGCCAACTTCGGCAGGTAGCAGGATGGTCTCAGCAGCCATTGGGTCGGCCATCGAGAGCAGGAAGTCAACGACAGCCTCATTATTCACACGACCAGATGTATCTAGCTGTGCTGCTTGAATAATGGTGCGTGACATCTTCTCCATCTTCTCTGGATCGTCATACATGGTGTTAAAGCTTACGGACACATCCATCTCGGTCTCTTCTGAGTCCTTAACGAACTGAACGGGCTCTGGGCGACCAGTAACGCGGAAGAATAGCTCCTCTGGTCCCTTGAGCTTATACATTTCGTATACTAGCTTCAGAACGTCCTGAGCGAAGGTAAGGTGGCGATTGATCGACGCACGTTGCATTTCAATCGACGTAGGGTCTTGTGGATCGTGACCTACTAGGCGATCTGCCTCAGATACGATCTCTTTCTCCAAATTAAACACAGCGCCGAAGTTCGTGTTACGTTGCAGATATGATGGTGCTTGACCAGTGCGCGTGGCATATACGCCACCTGGGCCTGGACGACCATGATCCCACGTTGGCGGCGCAAGCAGGGAAGGACTCACCTCGTAAGCTGAGTTGTCCATGTTTGCGTCTCGGAGAACCTTTTGGTTCTTCTGGCTTGCCTTCAGCAGCTCAGGAACTGTCGGGGCGCTGTATAGTGTGCGTGCGTCGTAGCTGCGGGACTGCACGATGAAAGGTAATTGGCGCAGACCACTGAGCAGTGTGCGCTTGGCGAATGGTGGGACTTGCCCATCGCTATCACCAAACTCGGGACTCCAGACTGTGAGGTAAATGCCCTCTGCTAGATCGTCTCGGTCAATTAGACGCTCAAACGTAAAGACAACATCGATCAGGTCGCGGTCTTCGTCAATTGAAGATGGCTGCCGAGGGTTCGGGATCGAGCTGCTTGTACGGAAGGCGTTAAGTGTGCCACGCTCGTTCTCTACTGCCCAGTCTGCCCAGTCCTTATCCCAACCCTCAGAGCCTACGCGACTGAGGATCTCTTGGGATGTCATTGGCTTACGCGTGTGACAGCGAGGTGCGTCGCAGAAATTTGTTGTGTAGCTTGGGGCGAAGAACTCTTCGTCTGGTGCTAGGACTTGCACTACTGGCTCGCCCTGATCTTCAATGGTTACTGGGAACTTAGCTGTTCCAGTCTTGCGTAGTTCGCGGAGTGCCTTCTTTACGCGCTTCTCGTTGATCTCCCAGCCTGGGATTGAGTTAAATACTTCCAGTGCTTCCTCCACGCGGTCTTCGTCGGCTAGGATCTCAATGTAGTCCTCTGCTTGCTCTGGGAAACTCTTCTGGATCTCCTCTAGGTCAAAGACCTTCTCGTAGGAACGCTTGGTGGGGGTCTTGTAGTCGCAATATGCTACACGTAGAGACTTCTCTTGTGCGTAGTTGTCTGACTTCTCCATTTGCTGCCAGAAGTCTTTGATACCAGCGTCACGCAGCCACTTCATGAAGGCTGTGACCTCCGCCGAACGTGCTACGTCTTGAATGTTGCGTGGATAGGCGCGGATCGACGACTTGCGGAGTGCGTTCTCGTTAATGGCGATCTGAGAGGAGATGTGATACTCAGCTAAGTGTACCTCGGTGTCGCTAGAGTTCTGGAACGGAAAAGCCGTCTCACCAGACTTCTTAAGATCGGTTGTCTTGCCCTCCCATTGACAATGGCGGATGTCGGCGGAGTCGCTGCATCGCTTAATGAAGTCAGCAAGACTGTCCACATCCTCCTCAAAGGTTTCCTTGAACTGATTGTAGTCGAACTCGTCGAAATACACATCCGACTCATCTCTGTCTTGATTTCTATTTATAGCCATTGTTTTCATTTTAACACAGACAGTCCTATTGATTAATTACGCTGCACTGACTCGATACCGAGAGACTAACACGCGTGTCAAGCCCTCGCCTAGACTTGACTGAACTCGCTATCTTCGCTAGTCGATTTTCGTCGTATCCAAGTGAGTCAGCCCAGCCCTCATCGGTCATAGCGTCAATATTACCGACCTTATCGTTTCGGATCATGTCAATTGTCGCCCATACGTCGGCGTTGTCTGCTATGAATAGCCTAGATGGCTGGGTATCGGTAGTATGCTGTTCCATCTTGATCTACTTTGTTGACCTTGAGTCGCTTGCCGACGTGGTTGATGATGTGCTTGTGGCGCTTAGGCACTGATACGCGAACCTTCCTGCGTGTGTCTGGGTCTTCAGCAAATATGAAGCGAGGGTTGCCTGTCTGGTGGTGCAGGACGCGAACTGTGACGATCGCTGGTGCTGCTTCCTCGATAACTTTGATCTCACCCTTGATTTGCGCTGTGATCTTGAGAACACCCGTCGGTAGGATGTATTTGCCGTCTAGGTCTTCTTCTGAACATACAGCAGCTCGTAGCTTGCCAATTGACATTGCTGTGTATGGTTTACCTAGCTGTTCCGCTAGGGACTTACAGGTTTCGTGTTCTGATTCTGTCATAGTTAATATCCTCCTGAGCTAACCAAGCACTTTAGCTTGCCGCCCGAGTAGTGTTCTGGTCCTTGACCGTAGTTTGCTGTTCGCAGATAGCGAAGGCAGTCAATAAAGTCCTTCAGTGCTTCGTCCTTCTTCTTTTGTGCGCCATAGTTGATGATAGCGTAGATTAGATTGCCGCAGTCCTCATGTATGTAGACGCGAGGCTTGTTTGCGCCGTCGATAGGCAGGTTTACGTTGTAGAAGAACCAATCGTCGATAGCGGTAAGCCCTTGCTCCTCCTGTGAACCCATAGACGGCACATAATGGAAGTCGTGGGCTGAAAACTGGTCAAACAGGTCGGTATTGTCGGCATTCTCGTTAGCGAAGAAGCGGGAGTCACCGATACGCTCAAATGGTTCGATTCCCAGCTCTTTTTCGATGTCTGAGAACAATTTGCAGTATCCGACGACATCATAGCCTAGTTTCTTCGATGCTGGTCCGAATTTCCAGTGCGGATCACCAAACTCAGCCCAAGGTCCGTAGGTTTTGCGGTCTGGCCACTCCCTGCGGATGTAAATCTCCGTGTCTGAGCCTACACCCGTCACTCCAGCCCACAGACTAGTGTAATTACGAGCACCAGCGGGGTCAACCACTTGGTAGCAGGTGAACTTCTTCTTATCCGACAGGTCGGGGAAGTCCTTGTGGTCCAGCACGTGGACACTCTGGCTAAACAGAGGGAACAGAGATGTCATTGATTTGACTGGAACACCATATGCACGGGTTAGGATCTCGTCCCGTGTGCTGTGCTTGAGTTCCTTTGCGATACGCTCATATCCGCCGAACGGATTAAACTCAGAGTGGAAGTATACGATACCTGCATCCTTCTCTGGGCTATATTGCGTCACTGGAACTTCTTCGTCATCTAGCAATGGTGCTTTGCGCGTTTTCCTTGTCTCTGCTCCCTTTAAAAACTCAGCTACGAATGGCGTGTAGCCGTCAATAGGCGTAAACGTCAGCATCATCTTGGCGTCCCGTGTAGCTAGGCGGAATCGCATGGTGCGGATCAGGTCGCCGTCCTCCAGATACTCGTCTGGCCATAGACCGATGTTGTGCCACTCTGGTGTCTTGGAGCCTAGCTCAAGACCCTCAAACTTACTTCGGTTGGCGATGAACTGGCTGTATGTGTGAAACAGCACCTGTGAGCCGTTTGGCAGGATGAATGACTGCCCCGTGAAGCCGTTCTTGACAGTGTAGTTCAAATACTCCAGCACACCCTTGGTCTTCACCTTAAACTCTGGCGGCAAGTAGCGG